CAGAGAACAATATTGCTCCTTATCCCTTCGAGAATGATGGTGTTCATACTGACACTCAATACCCTAATGGTGCAAATCAAGGAACTGGATTACAAGTTCATGATTTAGAGTTAGTTTCTGGAACAACTATTGGCGGAACTACTCGAATGAAAGGCGGCAATTTCCCTTGTGGTTTAATGCAAATTGTCATTGCCAACACAACCGATCCTGTTGAAGGTCAAGACATGAATTTTACTTTACAAATTGATTTGGTACCAGGTACTCATCGTGGATATCTTTGTGAACCGATGACGGAGATGTGATATTATGTCTGTAGCACCTACTCCAGAAACAACTGTCAAGACGGCGATCACCGCCGCTTCTGTCATGAACCATGTGAAAAACAACCGTCTCGAGTATATCGGACTCATAATCTTGGGACACCTTCTTGGGTTGTCTGATCGCCTCTTGGCACAATTGAACGGAGTGTGTTTCTGATGCCTAAGTACAACTATGGCAAAACATTCCGTCGAAACGGTAAGCTCATGCGATACCGATACACGAACAAGCGTAAGTCTACCAAGAAACTTGTACGTGCACCGCTAAAGCGTAAGCGGACCTATAGGAAGCGATATTGATGCAAGCAATTGCAGCTTGCAATCGCTGTGGATCCAGAGATTTTGATTCTGTGGAAATTACTGACCAAGGAATTACTCACGTTATCTGCAAAGATTGTGATTGGGAGTGGATTGAATGATTAGTCGCGTTGATTACACTGCACTTCCATCTTCTTTTCATTCGCCGTCTTCGTTCCGGGGGGCCCCGACCCATTCCCGCAGCGCAGGTGCAAGCGCTGCGGAATCGAATAACTCGGGGGGCCGGAAAGGCGACCACACCAGCATTCACGATGTTGCAACCGTTCCGGGACGCGTTCATCGTGCCCGTACTGCGTTTACTATTGCGGGGACCCTCTGCCTTGTGGATGGTCCTCTTCCTGCTGGTGATATTGCTGCGGCAGGTTTACTGATCGGATACGGAACCTATGAGGTTTTGAAATCCGCAGCTATCATATTTGGATGAAAACTTTCATCTTACTTGTTTGTATACCGAACTTGCTAAAAGTTATTTTTTGATAGGCCGTCTCATGGCCGAGGAAAATACAGTGATTTGGAACGCCCCTTGGGGCAAGTCAAAGCAGACTTTTAGTTCGGGCAGTGCGACAGGTTTAGCGATCTGCAAAGGAGCGTGGCTCGGAAGACCTGACGAGGCCTGGAAGCACAAATGCGCCCGTTGGCTCGCGTGCCCTACCTGCGAAAGGAAGAGGGCTGGAAAGCGAGCCCACGAGATGAAGGAACGGCTCAAAGTTGCCAGACATTATCTTGGCAACGATATGACAGTAGGAGTATTGACCGTTACGCTACCTGGACAGAAACATGAATCGGGTATTCGATTCAAGTCTCTGAAAGAACAGTATGATTATGCTGTGGCCAGGACAACCTTGCCAGGACTTCCTGGATGGCACTCGATGAGAGGAATGAACAGGTTGCTATGTGGTAAGCCCGATCATAAAGGATTCGGGAAGAACAAGGTCGATTACGGCCTTGGTGCAGATGGTGGAACTCATTTTATGGAGTTCACCTACAACAACACCAAGGGTTGGTGGAATGTACATATGCATTCTCTGTTTTATGCAGCCACGCCACTGGATCGACTCAAGTCGACCAGTCGGCACGTTGTCGACGGCGATGAGCTGCTATTGAAAAAAGAAAACAAAGGAAGAACCAATGTTGGTTTAGCTAGGTTAGGCTACGGTCCCCGCTATACTTTGGATTATGCGGAAACGCATGAGCTGGATCAGATGATTCAATACAGCTCTAAGGTGGCTTATGTTACAAAACCGTTTAAGGCACCAAAGTCGAAATTCGGCGAAATTGAAGAGTTTATGTACACAAATCCTCGATTATCGAGGCCTTTTGGTCGGAATCAATATAAGATTGATTCTCTACCCGATGGGTATGGCGAAGAGAAAATACTCGAAGCGATCTAAGATTGAACCTGCTGTGCAAACGCTCACCTTTACAGGTATTTCTGCTCCAAAAGGTGGCGGTAATGTTTCGCATATTGATCTATCACAAGTTGCATCCCTGATAAATCGTCGATTTTATCGACAAGGGATCAATTGGGCTGTTGCTGGATTTAAATTTACAACGACCGGTGGTACCGGTTCAATTCAGATCAACAAGCTTCCTAACACTTGGGTGATGTCAAACGCATGGGAAAAAGGAATGCGTACTTGGCAGAAAATGAACCGTGAAGCTCTTGCTGAATCGGAATCTCTTCGACCAAAATTTTTGGATTTCAAAATTTATGCAGATGCAGCTCACCATCAAGCTGGATATGGTGCAAATCTATTGCCAGCTAGTGGTGGCGGTGTCACATTCACAGCTGGTGAATGGGAACCATCTAAGATTGTATTTCAAGATAATACAGCTGTTCCAGCTGCGGGACTCCGCGATATTGAATTGATTGCTGTTGGAGCATCATACCCTGGTGGTGGTGCTTCAGGTCTCAATGCTGTTTCATTGATTGAAGGATATGCCGCTTCTCGCGGTCTTCCAGATGTCTTGGATCCAAACGCTCCTGCTGATGCAGATTCTGCGGGTGGTCCTCAACCCGAAAATTGGATGGCTGCAATGTTCAATGATGGTACTCTCATCACTGAACAAGTTCTCGATGATATGATTTCAGAGAACAATATTGCTCCTTATCCCTTCGAGAATGATGGTGTTCATACTGACACTCAATACCCTAATGGTGCAAATCAAGGAACTGGATTACAAGTTCATGATTTAGAGTTAGTTTCTGGAACAACTATTGGCGGAACTACTC